CACCTAAACTAATTACTACTAATGTTTTTTTTCTATTTTCATCTATCATTATTTTCTCATTTGTTTATTTTAATACTTCTATTTTTTTTACAACAGATCTAGGATAGACAGTTACAGTACCAACAGAAAGTTTGTCTCCATCATAATTAAATGAAGTAAATATTTTAACTGTCTTTGTATCTTTAGAAAATAAATAACCAATATCTTCGCACCATTGGAAAGTTAATTTTTCTACATCTTCTAAACTATCAAACCAACTTGCGTCTGTAATTATATCTTGCCAAATAATTTTTACTCGCTTGTATTTAAACTTTGGTGTTCCACCAGCTTTCATATAGATCCTTTATTGTAACTTTATTTTTTGTAACTTCTATAATTTTCTTTACCATTTCTGGATCGGGAAAACGCTTTACCTTTGCAGTTAAGCACCAACGTTGAACAGACGTGCCGGGATTTTGCACACCTTGTATACCAAGTTCTAATCCAAAATTATAATAGGATAGACCTTTCTCTTTTCTATATTCTTCAAGTGTCATATTTCCTTTTTTTTATTGCTCTGATTTGTATGTATATATATCATATTTAATGCTTTACAAGTAAATTAATTAGTGTATACAATGTGGAAAAAAAGGAACTTATGAAAAAAGATGAACAATTAATACAAGACGCATTTTCAATATATAATGGTGGTAAGGGTTTAGATCATTGGTCATACTCATCAACGTCATCACCTATGGCAAAGAATATTATTAATTATTATTTTCCACAAGAAGTTAGAAGAAAATTTCCATTCAGATATAAACCTAATTTTGGCAACATAGTAAATAATACTGTGCAAAGATTAATTGGTGATTGTATTTGGACATCAGAGACAAGTGTAATTGATGAGTGGGATAAAGATTATAAATTAAATTTTAACAAAGAATTAAAATATATAAAAGATAAACCACCGGTAGACGCAAAGGATGAATTTGCTAGAGAAGAAATGCTTAACTACGCACATGATTGCATTGGCATTACAAAAAAAGTTATTAAAGATGTTGTGGGTGATGAAAAATTAGTTTGTGAAAGGTATGTTAAGCACAAAGAAATGACAATGATAAAACCTATCATTGGTAGAATTGATTATGAAACAGATGGCAACAAAAAATTATTTATAGAATTAAAAACTAAACCACCTAATATTAGAAAGGTTAAGAATAAGGAAGAATGGAAAATGTCTAGTCAAGATATACCCACAGAGCCTACAACAGATAACCTTACACAGACTTCGTTCTACTATATGTGTACCAAGAAAACACCTTACTTAATTTATGTTAATGATAAGGAGCATATTATTTTTGATGAGACACATGAGTTAATGAAGAAAGATCATCTTGAATATCTTTATTACAAAATGGTTGAGAAGATTTTACTTTGGGAACGTATGATTATGTTCTGCAAAGGAAGTCTATCTGAACTTGCATTAATGTGTGAGCCGCCAGAAATGAATCATCCTTTTTACTATAAAGATTTAGTAGATGAACAAAAACAATTAATAACTAACTTATGGGGAATAAAACATGAATAAAATGATGATAGTATTGTTGTCTTTAATAATGACAACAAGTGCATTTGCACATGAAGATCCAAAAACTAAACTTGTATTTGGGAAAAAGTGTACTGTTAATAATAATATAGTAATTTCTTCTTATGTATGGGTTGTAGAAAAAAAATCTGATTGGCAAAAAGAAATAAATAAAAAAAACTGTAAGGAACTAAAAAATGATTAAAAGAAATATATATCAAAAACTACATGATGCTTGTTTAAGTGCAAAAAGTGTCAAGAAAGGTGCGAAAGCAAATGGGATGCACTTTAACCCATTACTACATGATGATGTACAAGCAACAGCAACTCAAGCCTTGTTAGACAATGGTTTGTATGCGACTTGTAATTATCTAACAGAGATTGTACCAAACATAAAACAAGTAATGGTCGTATGTACCATGAGAGTTTATGACATTGATGATCCAACACAGCACGTTCTTGTTGATGGTTGTTCAGCATTTGGCAATCTTGATAAATTTGGAACTGGTAATGCCATGTCATACTCAAGAAAGTATGCGTTCTTAAATTTATTAAATCTTAAAACAGGTATTAAAGATGAGGATGGCTATGAGCCAAAACCATTTGAAGATTCTACAGAGCAATCTGTTGAAGAACCTACATATATGGATGATACTATAGATGTAGAAGCTATAATGGATGCGTTTACAAATACTAAATCATTAAAAGATTTTGAATCTGTCAATGAGCAGTATAAAAATGACATCCAATTTTTAATAAAAAATAACTTGAGTGCTTACAAGCAAGTATACAATGCTGCCGGAGTACATAAAACCAAGTTAGAAAATAACAAGGGTCAGTAAAAGCTGACAATAACAAAGGAGTAAACATGAGTGAAGATACAGTATGGTGTAATTTGGTTAGAAACGAAAACAAGAACGCAGAGAACCAACCGGATTGGGTAGCACCACCAAACCTAAAAGCACCAGAGGGTAAGAAGTGGACTATCGGAGTTAAGATAGGAGACGTTTGGCACAATCAAGCTGGATGGAATGAGTTAGATGAACAAGGTAATATTACCGGTATCACAATTAAAATGACACCACCTAGTTCTAGTGATGATAAACCAACAGTACCACAAAATAAAGGGTTTCAAAGCAAACCTAATTATGGTAATAAACAATCGTATAAGTTTTAATTAACTTATATTTGTTTCGGGGGAGTTTTTCTTTCTAGTTCCCTTTCGGTAGTTTTCTTCCCCGAGACACCTCAAAAAAATATGGACAAGAAAATTACAGACATAGACCAAGAGATAGAGAAAAAAATTATTGATGATCGCCAAAAAGATTATGGTAATTATCAAGAAAACTTTATTATGTTAGCCGAAATGTTTACGATTGTCTTGGCAGACAGTTTAAAAAAACGAATTAAACCACACCAAGTAGGTCAATTAATGATGGCATTAAAACTATACAGATCAACAAGAAATTTTAAAGCCGACAATTATACAGATTTAAGTATATATAACAAGATGACTAAAGAGATACACAAAAAAGAGGTTGCCAAAAAGGATAAAGTATGACAAAGTTTAAAAGAATTATTAATGGTGAATGTCATTTTACAATGATTGAACTATTTGATGATGCAAAGAAAGCTGCAGATGTGTCCAATGAAGGAGAACCTGTAGAATGTAAAATTGATAATTTGAGGATTGATTTTACAATAGTAAAAAAGGAGAAGGATGAACGAGATAAAAACTCGTCTGCAAAAGTACAGGGATCTTCAAGCGAAGAAACACGAGAAGTACCTAGAAGCAAAGCAGAAGGTTAATAAGTATCAGAAAGATTCTTATAGATTGCTTTGGAAGATAGAGCAGACAAAAGAACAATTAATGACATCTATTTAGTTATTAATTGATTATTAAAAAAAACTGAAGGAAAACGTAGGGGATCTATGACCAAAAATAAAGTGTTTAGTGAAATTAAACTTGCTATGAGAGCAGGACATTATCGTGATTTAACTTTTAAAGAAAAGAAAATATATAAGAACGCATTTAAAAATGGTTACAAGTTAGCTAAAATACATTGTAAAAAAAGAAGTCCAGAGTTTTATAAGCCAAGAAGAATTGTTAATTATTCTTTTGCCAAACCCAGTGCAAGAATTGTTGATAGTATTATTAATAGAATTTGTATTCGTTATGAAGTACATAAAAAAAGTTTAATGGCTAAAGTTAGAACACAAGATATAGTTAGAGCAAGAAACATTATTCACAACATCTTGTATGAAAAATATAATATGAACCTTACAGATATAGGTAGATATTTTGGACAAGATCATACCACAGTTTTACATTCAATAGAAATGAAAAAAGATAAACGAAGATTTTGGGATGCTGGTCAAACCATTTGGCAAGAATACCAAGATTTAAAAGAAACTATTTTTTAAATCCAGACAACATAGACTTGTAAGACTTTTTTGTAATAGTAGATTTCTTTTTAGTTCTACTTGTACCGGCTTTCTTACGTTTGTTTATGTTGTAGTACAAACCTTTTTTAGCCATCTTACCAGATTTTGTTTTGTGATAACCCGGCATTATTTTTTCTTTTTAGATTTAGAGTTCATTATTTTTTTCTTCAAAGCTGAAGGCAAAGTTTTTTGCTTTGCTGCTAGTTTGCTTTTACCTTTTGATTTACCATACATGGTTATTCTCCTTTTGTTGTTTAAGTTTTAACATACAATAGTTGTCAAAACAACTACCATCTTTACCATCATGGCAAAAATATTGTTTGTTAGCTGTAACAATCCAGCCACCTTCATCATTCATTAGTTGTTTATTACAAGTTTCGCAGTAGCCACATATTAAAGATTGATGTTTGGGTTTTACCCATGTTTTCTTTTTTATCGGCACTTCCACCTACGTCTTGCTTGTCTTATTCTTGAGTTAGGATCGTTTCTTGTTTTAGCTGATGATCTTTTAAGTTGTCCAGCTGATCTTGCACAATAACTTTTTCTACGTTTAGCATCTTTAGATCCCGGCTTAACTTTACCTGTTACTGCTGTCTTTAATTTTGATCCGGGATTAGCTCTTCTGTACCTTGCAACACCTTTGGCTGTCATCCCAGCACCTTTTTTTGTAGGTCTGTAGTTTGCGTTCTTACCTTTTGTAGTTTTTCTAATAGCCATAATTATTTAGATTTTATAATTTTTTTAATTGTTTTGCTACCATCAATATTAGTTTCTAATTCAGCTTGCACTTCTCCACACATAAATTGTTTATTATTCATGTT